GTCTACGAGAGTCCGATCAAAGATCGGGCCATGCGGAAGCAACTCGAACAAGACTGACCCGCTTACAGCCGTCAGTCGCTACCAAGCGGCTGGCGGTTGAATCCCTTCTTTCAGAAATCCACGTTCCGCGCATGTCCGAAACAGACATTCCACGTCTAGGTGATATTGTTTATTACTTCGACGAGAATAAAATACCGAATGCAGCGATTGTTGCGCACGTTCATTCGGAAAAAACGGACAAGATTACGGGACGGCCAGTATGCAACCTTGCAATTTTTAAGCGGGATGGGCGGATTGCGCCACGAGTAGAAGTGGAACCTGCTTATGACGATGGAAATAACTGGCGGTTGATCAACAAATGGGCATGGCCAGAGGAAGTTCCCGTTGAGCAATACCAGCATTTGCCTCTACCGAAGATGCGCACAGTTAAATTTGGCTTAGGTGAAACTATTGTCCCGTAATGGCTATCAAAAGACGAGCCAAGCCGGCAGCAATGCTGGAGGACGAGCCTGAACTCAAGCAGGAATCTTACTGGTGGGAGCATCCCCCGAAAGATGTCGAAGGAATGCTGCACTTATTAGCTACACGTGCATACAAACTGAAAGATAAATCACCTGAAGGTGACGCATTGCGTGAGATGTTGGAGTTTGTCGAGCAAACTTTCAAACAAACTCAGGAAGGAATCAAAGCGCAGTATCCTATCGCTTATTTCAAGCCGTCTTATGAGCAATCTCTGTTACTCAATTCGTGGATTTGGGGCATTGATTTTGTTGTTTGCTTCGCCGCAAATCGTATCGGCAAAACTGCCTGCTTCGTCATCAATACTTGTCTCTATATCCTCGGAAATGACCCAAATTGGGAAATGTTTGCCGCCCGTCTCGCGCCAAATCCCGAAGATAAGGGCACCACTTTCGTTGACAACCCCGATGTGGACGATCGACTCTATTACGACATTTACGATCGTCCCGTTCAGATTCTCCCCCGGCCTAAGATAGAGGATCTCGACCTAATTCGGTTCACTTTGAAAATGCACCCTGAATTGAAGGGTGATCCTACCAAATCGCACCTTGAAACTTCCAATATTGAAAAATTTGCAGCCTTGCAAAAACTGGTTCCTCAAGCGTTTGCTGGTTGTTGGCCTTCTTCTCCCGTATCGGACAGCGGAACCATCTGGCTTGGTGCCCCGGATAATGATTTCCATAAGAACGTCCTTATGCCCGAGTGGAAGTGTTGGCTCCCTGCTTGCTACATCCGAAATTGGTCAGATTCTGAACTGTCATTTACGGTTGACTCCACGAGCACAACCAATCCTACTCCAACGACGCATCGCATCATTTGCAAATCCTACGAGTCAGAGGATACTAAATGGTCGGGGTCGGCCGTTCGTGCGATCATTCTCACCGAAGGGCTTCCACCGCAAATTCTGAATGAAGTTAAGCAGCGTTTCAAAGCTAATGGTTTTGGATCATGGGACTATACTCCTTACGAAGCTCGCAATGTCGGGGCGAAAACAGCGCTTGCTTTTAAAGTATATAAAGGTGAGGAACAACTGCCCTTACACAGCCACATCTTTACTCGCTTTTCTGCGCGAAAGGCACCGGCGCATATCATATCGCTCGCAAAACGGGATGATTTAATTCGCATGTGGGAAGGGAAAAAGGAAGGCGATGCGCGTTTGGACGGCATCTTTTACAGCAGTTCTCCTTTGGTTCTCTCGCGGCTTGATCGAGTATTCCATACTGTGCCGTGGACGATTGCAGAATTATTTGAACGGCATCCAGATGGGAGGATTTACCGAGGATTTGATCCGGGTTACGATCATCCTAGCGTGTGTTGTTGGGGACTGCTCACTCCCGGTAACGTCTGGTATATCTATCGTTACTACGTTGAGCGGCAGAAAACTATTCGCGAACGCTGCAAAGACATCGTGCGACTGAGCAACAATGCTCTGAAGAAGGAACGCTACGGAAAAGGCAAAGAAGACTACAACCTTAGGGAAGTCCATTCAAAAGCGAACAGCGAGCCGGCTGTGCTTACTGCTGCCGACTACCATTTGTTCAAGATTGACGAGAACACAGGTTTGCCTAATTCGTTGAATTATATCAAAGCGGGGCTGATTGTTACGGAAAGCACGCACATGGCTCCAGAAGATCGCGCGTTAGACCTGGATAACAAGCTGGACAAAAGTGAATACCATACGCACCCTATAACGGGGCGCTCACCGGGTTGTCATATCTATTTCCTACACAATGGGCCGGGAGTAGATGCCGCATTAGGCAAAATGGAAGGGCTGTTTTGGGATCGTCTCGCCAGTGGGCCGAACAAGGGAGAAGCGAAAGACAAAGTTCCCACACATGGCGATGATGAACTGGACGCTACATGCTATCTCGCATGTGGGCCATATGTTTGGACTTCGTTCTCTGCTCCTCGTTATGCCGATTGGGTAGATGAAGAAGACTTAGAAAATCTCCGTAGCGTAGCTTAAACTTGCAGCCTTGCAAATATGTCCTATATTCCTCAAATCCCTGATAACCTCATGTCGAAGTTCGCCAATGGAACTCCGTCCAGACCTGCACACCAATTTCCCCCTAACTTGGCCGGGAGTATCGACCCTGAAGTGCAGAAACGAATGATGATGTGGCTGATGCAAAACTACGTTTGGCCTCAGGTTCAAGAGCGTAGGGCATTTGAGCCGATGTGGGACAAGATGCTCGAAATGGCGCGCATTACGATTCCTTACGACGACTTGTTCGACAATACTCGGCACGACGACAGCCGAGTGAAAAACGAGGCAGATCAGGCCAATCGGGAACGTGCTCGCGTTTCCGACTCCGTAGTCCATGATGCTATTCAGCGTCTGACTGACATCACCTATTTTATTGCATTCAAGGAAGGATTGCCCTGCCAGTTTGGCATTCCTGATTACATCAAACAGCCGAATGCTACACCGGAATACCGTCCACTCGCAGACCGCATTGCAGCGGGTAACGCATTGCTACAGTGGAACAGCGGCAACAACCATCTGAAAAGAAATTCGCTGGTAGCGTATCGGCATCACTACACTTACGGCTGTGCGTTTGTGATGTCGGATTTCAAGTTCCGTGTCGAAATGATCTCGCGGCAGGATAATATGGGAAACATGGTGAGTAAGCCGGAGATTACAGAGATCGGCACTACTTTCGAGCCGATTTCGATTCGTAAGCTCTGGTTCAACTGGCGTCTTCCAGTTTACGAGATGGAGAGCCAGCCTTGCCCTTTCATGTTCGATGAAATTTCGCGTTTTGCAATCTTGCAAAACCAGTATGACCCTACGATCAATCCGTTCGGATATGAGAATCTGGACAAACTGCAGGCGGGGCAATACGTCTATAGCGACCCGGAAACAACTTCCGTGCAAAATGCGCTCAAAACTACGTTCAATGCGATGGGACTCAAGGAAGTGAACAGTTCGACGTTGGCGCAGATTCTCCGTCCAGAGTATTCCGTCGAGGCAAAATGGACGCTGTTTCCAATTATGCCGTTTGACCCAATGACCGGCGAATTTGAAAAAGATGCATCCGGCAATCCCGTTCCTTTCAGAAGGTTCGTCATGGAAACCTTCGGGCCGAACATGCATTCTGGCTCGCAAGTGATTCTTCGTTTGCAGGAAAATTACTATCCGAAACGTCGTCTGCCCATTTATGCTTCTTGCCACATGCCTGATTTGGATTCAGGCGCTTATGCTCCTTCCATTGGACAGCTTCTCTATAATCACTGGAAGGAAATCACGCTCTGCATGGAACAATTCTTGGATAACAAGGATTTGATCAACGATACACCGGCATGGGTGCAAGCGAGTTCTCCTGCTCGCAATCAGGACTTGAATGCAAAGGGAGCGAAGCTGGTCGTCAATGGGCCGAATGACTTCGGCTATAAGACGCAGCAAGACAGCACTTCCTCTACGGTTGCAATGCTGCAACTTTTGCGAGACGGAGCGCAAACCACATCAAAAGCCGTGGATGCTATCCTTGGCAAAGCGATGGGCAGTCGCACGTCCGCAACCGAAGCAAGTAATGCGTTTCAGGCAAGTATGTCTTCTATTACTTCGGACATTGATGCGGTGTCGAGCGACCTGCATGGCAATTACGCGCATCGCGTATGGGACTATTCTGGTTCATGGATTGATCCCGACTTGCTCAAGAACATCACCGGCCAGTTTGGATTTGCCATTACACCTGAAGACATGTGGATTAACGTCGGCGTAATTACCAACGTCGGCAGCACCTTCATTGAAAAGATCGTTAAGCAGCAGAATGTTCGTTATATCCTCGAATCCAGTCGTATGGAACCGGGACTTGATCGTGCCAAACTCTGGAAAACTCTGCTTGATGACATGGGCTTCGATGGTGGAGAGATCGTGCAGGATGGTGGTCGGGAGCAGCAGATTCAATTTGCAACCATGCAAGCCTGCCAAACGTATCTCGGCTATCCTGTTATGGTCGATCCTGACCAAGATCATCAGTTGGCAATTCGCATCAAGACTGCGTTCCTGAAAGACAGGGATAGCGTCTGGAATACCACGGAGGCTTATGCCGCGAATGCCCCATATTTGATTGAGCAGATCAAACAGCATCAGTTGATTCACGAATTGCAGATGCAGATGATGCTGGTGCAGCAGCAGATGGCTGTTGCTCAAGCGCAACTCAAAGTGCATCAAGATAATCCGCCTGACCAGCAAGGTGGTGCTCCGGGAATGAAAGGTGGAGGCAGCGCGCCTACGCAGCAGGCCGGACAAGTAGCTCAACAAGGGGGAGGCGCAGCTTAACATGGCCTATCAAATTCCCGGCGAAATGCTGGAAGCATTTAAGACTCGTCCGACATCTGAATGGAATCGGCTTTTCGATGGACTGGTCGCAGAGAAATTGAAACAAATTACAGGCTGCACCAGCACTGATCAGTTACTCCAAGTTCAAGCCGGAGCTAAAGAGTTACAGACTCTTGAACAATTCTTTCTAGCTGAAATGCGAAGATAATTTTTGCAACCTTGCAAAAACTTCTTGTCGGTGGGGGTAGCCACGAGAAGTCATCTAATCTGCCTCTTGACACAAGCCTCAGTATATGCGATACTATAGTCACAGTTGGAAGAGAATCTTCCTAGCTCCTGATACCGGCGGCGGTGGCAGTGGTTCCCAAGGGAATCCTGCTGCGGCTCAAGCGGGTGGCAGCGAGCTAGATGATTCCTCTACTAAGTTTGTCGATCCCACAGTTGGTATTGACCTTGACGATCTTCCGCCGGAAGTTCGTGAGATTATCGAAAAGAGCCGTATCGGTTTTGCAACCTTGCAAAAAGAGAAAGATATGGCAGCACAGCTTGCTAAGCACGAGGAGCAGCGCCGCAAAGACTTCCAGTCCAACTACGACAAGCTGAAAGGTGATGTCGACCGGCTGACTGGTGGCCCAAAGGAAACTCCCAAAAAACCGCAACTGGAAAAGTTCACCCAAATCCTGATTCAGCGCGGCGTCAAGCCGGAACACGCTGGCCCTCAAGCTGAACTCATGCTTGAGATGATGACGGATTACGGTAACACCCTGAAAGGAGAAATTGGCAACGACCTTCGTCCGTTCGCCACATCTGTCATTGAGCGTGAAGCTCAGTTCGCATGGAACCAAGCAGTCGCAACGGATACTACCGGAGCACTGCAAAATCCTACACTTGCCCAAACCGTCTGGCAGCAAGTCGAGGAGATGGCAAAGCACGGTCAGCAGGTCACTCCTGAAATTGTGCTGAACCTCACCGGCATGGCGCATTTTGCAGCCTTGCAAAGAGGGGAGATTCCCCCTACTTCAACCAAACCTGTTACAACTCCAACTGTGTCACTTCCTAATATCGGCCGTCTCACCTATCCGGGTGCAGGTTCTATGCCTTCTCAGCCTCAACAATTCGATCCCAATGGTGCCCGCCATGCCCTTAATTCGGACACCGATGCGGCACTTCAGGTCGTGTTGGGTAAGTGGGCTACAGGTGAAGGTGGTGTCAAAGCTCCGGGCTATAGAGCACCGGCTAAGAGAGGATCACGGTAATGGGTATCCAAATTGTTCGCGGACCGCTAGGTGGTGCCGCTGAAGCTCCCGGTCCTCTTAGCCTTCCGATTGGCTTTGACCGGAAAAAGTGGGCACCTAAGTGGGTCAAAGTTGGGCCTTCAGTTCAAGCTGCTAGTGAGCGTGAATGGATGCCCGGCGCAAGTGCAACCGCAGATGGTTGGGAAGTGTGGCGTAACTCTGAAGGCAAACCTCAAAAGGTGGCACTTCTGAGTGGCGAACACATCCTGCTCTGCCGTTCGCGTGTAGTGCAAGATGCCGTGAATGCAATTTACGGCAACGTAGGTAAGTCCCGTCTGCGTCAGGAAAGAACGGGAGAAACCATTGCAGGAGCCGCTCCTTCCGATCCCGGCCAACTTAGCGATGCACGCATCGCAAAAGTCGCTGGCAAAGAGGAGCAGGAAGAGGGGGATATAGCTATGAATCCTGTCCCGGACACAAATGGTCAACGGATCGAATTGCCCCCGTTGGCCACGATGGCTGCCAAGCCCTCGGGAACCCGTATCGTTCGTCGGGCGTAAGTAACCAATCCTTGCAACCTTGCAAGAAACCAAATAGAAAGTAACTATCATCATGCCTCGTCAAGCTCCACTGCTCATGCCTGATCTGACTCGTCAGTTCGGAAACATGAATGTCATGCGTCCGGCCGTCACGGACGGCTCCAACACGTTCAGGGCGTATGCCTTGCTCTCCCTCGTCGCGGGCGTTCTCACGCTCATTCCTAGTGATGGCGTCCTCTGTTACGGTCAGACCCCGGACAAGAGCCACACTTCCACTGAAGGCCCGCCGGAAATCCTTCCACGGCCTGCCGGTGAAGGAGAAAACCACTACTGCTTCTCGCCTCTCGATGCTCAGTTCGAGATCAACGTGGGAGTTGTCACCGCAGGCGTTCCGGTTATTGGCGCAAGTGCAGCCAAACCGGCAGACGTTGTCATCGGTGGTGTGTATGGTATCGCCACTGCAACCTCCGGTCAGTATTCCGGCTTCCAGTTCCTCGATCCTACTGAAACGACGGCGACTTTGTTCTCCGTGGTTTCGTTCGTCGATCAAGTGCTGTCGGACGACTACAACGGACGTGTCCGCGTCAAAATTATCCCAAGCAAAATCCAAGGCTAATTGCAAGCCTGCAACTCAACTCACTAACTAACTAACTACTATGGCCGCTGTCGTTGTTGAAGCCTTCGTCGAACACTTTGACCGGAATTTTTCCGCGATCAAAGACGAAATGTATAACGAACTCCCGAAAGAGTATCCGTCGTTCCTCACGGTCGACGAAACTACCAAGGCGTTTATCAAGTCCACCTATATGGGTGGCCTCGGATTGCCCGAGCGTAACCGCGATCTCGAACCGATCCCCTTCAAAACTCCGCCGAAGGGGCCGGTCGCAACCTTCACTCCGGTTGGATACCGGACGGGCTACCAAATTGAACGCCAGATGATCGAGCAGGAAGAGTGGGGCTTGCTGGCGAATCGGCCGCGAACCATGCTCTACGGCGCGAACACGCTGATGGACATTGCCGCAGCGAATCTGTTCAACAACGGGTTCACGGTGCAGCAATACGACCAAGGTTACGACTTGGCCGGAACTGCGCTGCCGCTGTTCTCTGCGCTGAATACGCTCGAAAACTTGTCCGGCACGTGGTCGAACATCGTTGCGCAGAACCTTCCGATCACGGTCGAGACGGTGTTCTACGTCATCACCACCCTGCTCTACAATCTGCTCGACAGCCGAGGATTGCCGATCAGCTACACCGGGTCGTTCCGTCTCTACGTCCCGACTATCTCTCCTGTGCTCTGGCAGCAGGCGGTGGAAGTCGTGAACAGTGTGATGAATCCGAATACGACGGACAACAAGATCAACGCCCTCACGAAACAGTTCCGGCTCGAAGTGATGCCCCTCCGGCATCTCACGAACCCCGACCACTGGTTCATCACTTGGGAGCCGTCCAGCCCCAACTACGGGCTGAAGATGATCGTGAACGTCTATCCTGACATCACTCCGTTGACGCCGTTCGGCGGCAACCCGGATGCGTGGTTCAGCCGCCTGCGCATGCGGTTCACTGTTGGTTACGACAACAAGCGTGGCGTGGCCGCGATTGGTGCTTGATTCCTAGGGGCGCAGGGGTCACCGTGCTAGCCATCGCGGTGACCCCACTCCTCTTGCAACCCTGCAAAACTTATGCAACATATTTCCATTCCTTCAACTCCGATACTCAACGGCAATGTCGCTGCGATGCTCACGTTCGCTGCACTCTTCAATACTGCCGGTATTGCTGCCGGAGTCAAAGTTGCGACCATTCGTGCTGACGCCAAGAATCCAGTCCTGCTGCAATTCTTTGCGGAAGTCACTACCGCCTTCGTTACGGGCACGCACGTGCTTACCGTAGGCTCCAACGCTGCTGCTGCCGATCAGTTCTTGGCCGCAGCAGACATCACTGAGGGCACCGTGGGGTTTTATCCTGCGGCAAATGCCAACACGAAGTTTCGTATCGTTGCGGATACTGACATCTTTATCAAGAACACTGCTGCGGGTGCTACCGCAGGTGCGGCCTTGATCTATATGGAAGTGACTCCGCTCTTCCCATCGCCATCCGGGCAATACGCCTGATCCTCTGTGGGGTGCTTTAGCCTTCGGGCTGGGGCACCCTGCACTATCTTTTTTGCAACCCTGCAACTACTCCTATGAACTCCGACATCGTCCCACAAGGCCCAACCGAAACTGTCACCAACGGAACCGTTGATCGCAATGCCCTCATGGTTTTTGCTGAAACAGCTCTCGTCATCAGCGAAATCACCTACGAATTTCCTGCCTCGCCTGCTAATGCGGGTGCGGTTACTGCATTCACTTTGCCTGTCGGGCGTGTGCTTTGCCGAGTTGACCGCATGGTTTTTACTGGCACCGCCACTTTCATCTACGTCAAGTAGCCTACGGCAATGGGTGCCTTCATTGCCTTAAGTCTTTACTACGCCGGGGGAGAAGCGGCGCCACCCCCGCCGCCACCGATCTTGTCGGATATCCACGTCGTCGGCCCTAATGTTGATGTAATACTTCCCCGCATTGGAACACAAAACGGCAGATCATTTTACGAAGCACTGTTCGATGGTTATCATACCGTTGTCTGGAATGATGTCGCAGGTTCTTGGCAGTATTATTCTGATGCCGGAAGCTCTGATAGTGCTACGGAAAATGTAATGTATCCTTGGCAAACTACTTGGTCTAATGGCTTTACTGTAACAGAACTCCCCATCTAATTTTGCAGCCTTGCAAATAACTGCTATGGATCAAGCTACTCTCACAATTCTCGTTCCCATCGTATCTCTGCTGATTACCGCACTCGCTGCGGCCGTTGTCAAAGTTATCAACGCCTTGGGCGAGGTAAAAATTCAACTCCTCTTGGCCCAAACTGCCCGCGACACTGCGGTAAAGTCTTCGGAGGAAAAATTGGCAGTCATTCATGACTTGACTAACTCCAATCTTCAGGCAGTCCGCTCTGAACTGACGGAAACTAGGAATGATCTGAAGAAGTCATTGGACGTTATCAAGAAAATGGGAGAAGCCTTAACCGGGCTAAAAGACAATAAAACGGTCATCTCTGAAAAGCCCACTGAAGTCATTGTTACCAATCCTATCTCAAGTCCAGTTCCAACCACCACCACCACTACTCCATGAAAACTTTTTGCAGGCTTGCAATTATCGCGGTTGCATCCCTTTTCTTTCAGAGTTGCACGACGACAACGGTTACGTCTCCTGACGGAACTATTACTAGCACTCGTCGTCCTGATCCTAAAACCTTGCGGCAGCTTCGTGGTGCTGTTGAAACGATTGGTGCGGCTGCTGCGCAACAAGCAATTCGCGAAATGGCAGAACAACAACCACGGTAATGAGCACCTTCCTCATTATCATACTTATCTTGCTGCTTCTCGGCGGTCTTCCCACTGGCGGCTATGGCTATGGAGGGCGGGCTTACGGTGGTTTGGGATTGGTGCTGGTCGTGTTAGTCATCTTGATTCTCTTAGGAAAAATCTGATATGGCTTATACCGCTTTACGTCGAAGGGTCTATAACAGGGGAATTCCACCTATTGCATTCTTGCAAGAAATGGTGGCATGGGCACGCACTGCTCCCGACGAAATTTTCTCTGCCAATCAAAAGCCGGATATTTACAACAAGGTGAGGTTCGAGTTGGGGCCGTATCTAAATTTGCGGTATCGCAAAGCCGTTATGCTCGAAGTCATGCGTGTTCTTGCCGGCTTTGAATCGTCGTGGAACTGGAAGGAAGGGGTGGATACTTCCCGCGCAGGGTCGGATACTGCGGAAAATTCTGAGGCAGGAGCTTGGCAAGTCTCTTACGATGCGCGGCGTCTTGCGCCGGAATTGCAGGACTTGCTGCTGGCTAATCAGATCAAAACAGGTGCACAGTTTCAGCGCATCATGAAAGCAAATCATTTGCTTGCAATGGAGTTCGTTGCACGTCTGCTGCGCCACAATACCAAGCATAATGGCCCTCTTTACAAGGGTAATGAGCGATTTGCAATTCGCCGAAGTCTTCGTGATGCCGAGCATTCCATTTATCCTTGGTTGAGCAAACCTTCAGTAAATGAATTCATCAAATTGCTGTCATGACAAAGGCCCAACTCCGCACTGCGATTAAGCGTGAAGCTCGTGTCTTGACGGGTGCCACGCTCGATCCCTTGATCGACGACATTGTTAGCGATATTCTTACGGATTATTGCAACCTTGCAAGGTTCTACGAATTGTTGCAGGAAGACGTTCCTGTCACGCTTATCGACGGGCAGGCAGCATACGCATTACCTGTTGACTACCACCATCTGGAGAGTGTGCGCTACGGTCGTGGGCCTAATCCTACAGCCTTTCGCACTGTTGTCTTGCAGCCTCCTACGGTAAAGCAAACTTGGGCCACTGGCTGGCCGCGATTCTATCGGCTTACTGCTGGCCCCAAGATTTCTTTCTGGCCTCACGACAACATCGTAATTGCGGACAAACTTTATATCGACTACTACGTCACTCCATCCAGCCTTTACACTACGGACGCTTCTCCTTTTCCTATTCCCCGTCTGGAAAGTGCGGTCAAGAAAGATGCTATTGCCCGCGTGCAACGTTTTCATTCTGCTAATCAGGAGTCCGCAATGACTGACGCGGATGCTGCTGCTTCCTTTAACTCATCTAATGCCGCAGAGTAATGTCTCGTCGCGAAACACAGCTAAAGCCTGTCAACCTATCTATATTGGGTGGGGTGAATCAGCGTGTTCGTGATACGGAACTTCCACAGCATGAGTTCTCTACTCTTGAAGGAGTGTTTCCTGAATTTGCAGGCTTGCAAAGTCGTATCTTCGGCAAGCGATTGCTAAAGAAATATCCTGATGCGATCTATGGTATTCACCAATTCTGGACTCCGCAAGGATATGGTGGAGGACTATACCAATTTGAGGGCACAGTGGATTTTGGTCAGTGGCTGACTCCTATTAGCAAGTTTGATCTCAGTCTTCCTAGCATCGGGTTTAACGGAGGAGGGATGACTTTCGATGAATGGGGCTATCCTCTCGGCTCCAATTTTGGATACGGGACGGAAGATGCTTGTGTTATTTCTTTCCTCAATGGCAGCACTAATCATTCAGCTTGCAACCTTGAACCTACACCGGCGGGCACTCCTAATGACAAAAACGGTGGGCCTGCGGGACAAGGTCGCAAATGCGCATGGGAGATAGTAACTGAAGGGCCGTTGAACATTAACACGTTCCTTAGCGCAAAAGTGCAAGCCAACGGGTCTTACAATAACGAGATTTATCGTGGGCCAGTAAAGCAACCTGAACCTATTCCTCTAGGGATCAGTGCGGTGACGGGCACCTACGTCGCTACGATTACAAACAACTTGTTTGTGCAAACTGTGCGCAACTCATTTCAAGTTGCAGGGCCATTTAGCACATGGGTTGTAAATCAAAATGGCACAACCTTTAACCGTAAAGGAACGCTAGACCTAAGTGCTTTTGAAGATGACATCGTAGGTGTAACTTTTCAAGTTACCGATATGGGTGTGTCTCCTCTTCCTCCTTACTATTTTTCGATGGAAGTAATGAAAGATGAAACGGGAATTGCACAGCCTCTGGAAGTTTCTATTCTCGATTTTATAAATTACAACCCTGCAATTCCGCAAGGTGGGGGATTTGACCAGCAGACTGTTTTGGAAATTTCTAGTTTCGATGTCATCTTTCGCCGGAGGGTTTGCGGAAATGGCTAGACGTGAAACAAATCTTAGGTCAGACCTTCAGCAGTGGAGAGGGGTAGATCAGCGCACTCAGCCTACGCTTGTTAAGTCAGGCTTTTTTGTTATGGCGCGTGGCGTATTTTTTGGCTTAGGTAATAACGCCGAACGTCTTCCCGGTAAAACACTTACATTAAAATCAGCTTCCCCAATTTTTAGCATTACAGTATTTGGAGAACTTGCCTTTGTGCAAACTTTGGATAATCTTTATTCTATTCCGCTTGCTGAAATCTTTGATCCTAGCTACGTGCCAGTAAGTTTTGTCACGGTCGGTGGAATTACCGTAACTGTAAGTGGTGCTCCTGTAACCGTTTAACTTGCAGCCTTGCAAAAATCTTTATGCCTGAACATGATGCTCTAGCTGGAGTCGAACTCCACGTTCCATTTCATTACATTCAACCTGCCGATCCCGGTGCAGTAGGTGCCGGTAAGTGGTGGGCGGATACAACTGCTAATCTGGTCAAACAGCGCAATGCAGGCAATAGCGCATGGGTGACTTTTGGTAGTGGAGGCGGCGGTGGCGCTGGCAGCTACGTTACGCCTCCTCCGGTCAATGCTACAAGCACTGGAACTGCGGGCCAATACTCTGCGGATGCAAATGCATTTTACATCTGTTACGCCACCGACTTGTGGAAGAAAACTAATCTACTGGCATTCGGCTCCTCCACACTCACATTTGTTTCAAACGGAGATGTAAATGGTGCTTGCTATTTCATTGGCACCAACTTTGGAGCAGTGGCGTGGACGAATCCTCATACTTCCGGTCGTATAGTTGCGTTAATGAGTTCTATAGGATTCGGCGCCGCAGGGGATTTGGTGGATCGCGCAACTAATGATACCTTTACTTCCGATGCTGTCAATTCGTGGATGGGAATTGATTTAGGCGCAGGAGTTACAATAACTCCTAATCATTACTCTATTCGTGGGCGCACTGGAACAAATCTCCCACGTAACTGGAAACTGCAAGGAACTAATTTTGTTAGCGCCATTACGGTAGCCGGATTTGACGGTGCAACGTGGACTGATCTCAATACTCAAACGGCAAACGCCACCATTGCAGCGTCTAACGATTGGGCATCACAAGCTGTTGTAGGCGCAGGGGCTTATCGCTATTTACGTGTGCTTCAAACTGGAGCTAATTCTAACGGCGATAACTTTTTCTGTATGGCTGAATTTGAATTCTACGGCACACTAACTTTCTAAATATGCCACTCACTTCAATTATTACTGGCACCCAAAAGCGATCGAAAGATTCGTTTGCTTCCAGTCCTGTCGTCGGACTGGCAGTGCGAGCGAATGGCGAAGAGAAAGTCAAAGTCATCGACTCGCGAGGTAATGTATATCTTGCAGGCTTGCAAGTTCCGTCTGTCGTCCCAAGCATTGCAGACGATGGAGTAGGTTTGCTCCCCAATAACCAGTGGGCAGCCTACGTCTATGTCTATGCCTCTTCCCGATTTGGCTTTGTCGAAACCGACTCTGCCATTAACGGCAAACTATATCCTCGCGGCAATCCTTCCCCTCCTAGGACTTACCGCTACACTGGCGCAGGTAGTCGAAAGATTCTCGGCACGGTTACAAAGACTACGCAGGCAGGTGTGGATGTAATCTGGATCTTTCGCACGGCATTCTTTGCCACAGAGATCGAAGCACAAACCGCAGGTGAAGCGGGGCAGGCTTTCTTTTTAACCCAAGTGGTGAACAATGGTATTGCAGGCACAACTACATTCACGGATAACAACCCTGTAGCCGGTGTCGATCAAGTCCAGATTGACAATTTTGAAGCTCCGCAATTTCAGTTTACCGTCTTTGTCGATCCTTATTGGTGGGGGTTTGGCAATTTACCGTTCGCAGCAGAGGCTACGTGGAGCAATACGCATACCGGTTCTACCGCTCTGCTTACTCTCTCTGGCACGGACAGATGGTTTGATGGTCGCAATGGGCAGAACATCACATTGGCGGCTATCCTGAGCGGTGGCATGGACAACGCCGGCACATTTCGTTTTCTGTGGTTGAGTGCTACTACTGCTACGGTCACAATCGACGGTATTACTCCTGTCGCATTGCCCTCCGCAGGTAGTGGCAAACTCATTATTCAAGGGCCGGCCACTACACTATATCGCAGCAAACCTCGGAATCCTTTCTCGTGGGGATTTACCGAAATCATCGGAGATATAAATGTCCCTCAACAATACGCCTTCAAAGTCGGTGGCGGAATGGGCACCGCTCTCGCCGCTGTTCCAAACAACGCAACACTCAAACTCGACACCGAGTATCCGGCGAAGTGCTATACTCTCAATCTGCGGTCTGCGGGAACTTCCGCCTTCGAGAATACGCTGCGTATTATCTCTGATGTATATTCAGTCAGCGCGCATTTCTCGCAGTTCGCCGCAGTGACGGGAGACGGGCAAACAGTCTTATGGGGATTGGACTACAAGAATTTTGCAATCGTGCAAAGCGACGGAATCACACAGGTTCCAATCTCTGGCCCTATTCCAAAAGCACTGCGCGCGCTTACGCAAGACCGCACTCGGCAGTTGCTGGCGCATGGAGCATATGATCCTCGCACTGAATTGAACTGCATCTGGATTAGCACTGTAGCATCCATCAGTCTGGTCAACTACCTAATTTACCAGCATGCCCCTACCGGCTTTTGGGGATTCAGCAACGATCAGGACGTGCTATGCTCCGCCTCGATTCAAGACACTCTTACTGGCGGCACCAAGACTTTCGTAGGCACACAAACTGGATTCCTTGGACAAGCGTTAGTGGAAAACGTATGGGGCAACTGGTTGCCTGATGTGGGTGCTTTTACTGGAACTTGCAACCTTGCAACTTCCAATTCTATCACCACGGCTGGAGCCGATCCTGCATTCAACATCGTCGATGACGGCATGATCGGAAATTGGGTCATGGTTACTGATGCTAATGGGCAAGCAGAACAGATGGCGCGCATCTCCGCAGTTACTGCACACACCTTAACTTTTGACTGGATTCGTCCTGTCATCGGCAATGTCTTGACAGCATTTAATCCTGTGCCCGTTGCCGGCGCAAAGTTCTATGTAGGATTGATCGAGTGCCGCCTGCTGAAATACTTTGACTTCAACCAGCCTGCAACTAGCAAGCAGCTTCTGGAAATCTGGCTGACTCAACAGGGAGTGGACGCCAATACCAGCAACACTCTTGTGCGCTGGTATCGTGAGCGCGACAACACTTATCAGCAATTTGCACCCTTGCAAATGGGCTACGGCATTGACGCCAACGAGCCGAGTGATGCATGGTTTGCACAAGAGACGATTCCAGCCGAGCTTGTAAAAATGTTTGGGTTGGAAGTCATTAACCGAGGATACCAGCAATGGCGCATTGCAAGCATGGTGCTCAAGCCGCGCGTTAATCCGTAATCCCTTCTTTCAGATGCCCCGCATATTTTTAGATTCTAGCTTAAAGAATTTTGATACTAGCCGATTGCAGGCTGGTATCGAAACTATTTTTCAGCAACTAGAAGATCAGTTAAATGCAGGTTCCGATCTGATTGTTTTGGTCGATACGGCACAGGCTCTACCTGAAGGCATTCGTCGTGGTGACATTGTATTTAACCTTGAGCGCGGGGAACTGAAAGCAGGGATCTATAATGGGCAATCTGTCGTCTATGCTTCTTTCGGCTCATTTACTGGCGCTATCACAGATAGCCAGCACGGAGCTAGAGCAGGAGGCAGCCTGCACTTAGCCGCAACCAACGTGGCAGATGGCTTCATGTCTGCCGCAGATAAGATCAAGGCTGACAGATACAAGGGCGATACCACTTCTGCGGCACCTGCCTCTACTGCCGAGTATCCTGCAAATGGTGATTGGGGCTTTCACACTGACACCGTCGGATTAACTTACAAGGTTGCAAAAAACAAAGGCGGCACCATCTTCACGACCCTATTGACCTAACCCACGTATTGACATATAATAGATTATGAGCATCGGAAATACTATGCAGCAGGCATTCCAGAATTTCAGCGCAAACGCCGCTTCGGGTGGTGGTTCGATTTACAACGTCCGTAATCAGGACGGCAGTGTTGCGTATCAGGGCAACGATTATAGGAAAAACCAAAAAGCAATTGCAGGCTTGCAAAAATCTTCATCTGCTAATTCATTTAGTGGTGGAGGCGTGCCCGGAATTAACTCGGTGGAACTGCCAAGCTGGATGCAGTCCAACCCTGACTCTAGCATGGGCGAACTTCTGCAAAGCTATGCCGGAGTCGAAGGGGCATTCGACCCATCGGGGCAGGTGCAAGCTCGCAACGATGCCATCGGTTACAATACCAGTGCAGGCGGGCAGGCCGCGAACAATGCTGCAACGGAGTATGCCAATCGTGCTTCGCAGTCCGGTGCGAGTTCGCTAGGTGCCGGAGCGGTCAAAGCGCAAGCGATGATGCCTGTCTATGCACAGAACGCTTCGCTCAAAACAAATGCCGCAGATGTTGCAGCCAAAGCGCATCAGGAAGGAGCTACGTTGGCATCGCAGATCGCAAGCACCATCGGCAATCTTCGCAACAGTTATCTCAGCACACTGACGGGTTTTGCTCAAGGGCAGCAAGGTTTCGCTCTTGACAAATATAAAGCAGATCAGTCTTACCAGCTTGGCCAAGGGCAGGAGGCACTCGGCTACGCGCAGATAAATGCGAAAAAATACCAAGATTCAATGACTACCAGCCAGCAGCAAAACGACCAGAGGCGGCTCGCTGCGATGGGGCTGCTCGGTGCTGCCGGGCCGTCTGGCAATTACACCACAAATAGCTCAGGCCAAGTCACAAGCGGGCAGGACTCCTACGATAAGCTGAAAAATTGGGGTGACTCCCGCCAAGAGGCCCAATATGCACTTCGCGGAATGCTGTAACCAACTACGACCATGATGAACATTGATGTCAGACAGCCTCTTTCTCGCGAGAGATTAGCCCGGCTATACTCGGGCAACGCCGAAGAAGCAGACCGCGACATGAGGTTTAACGCTCCTCAAGGGTATGGCTACGTGCAGGAACAAGCTCGCAATATGGGCATCAGTGATCCTGCGACTTACTTTGGTCATCAGCAACTGGCGCAACAGATGGCCAGCACCCCTAGCGGTGGACTGATGGAAGCTCGGCGTATATCTGGCAATCATTCTCCAGACTCTTTGCCGGGGCAACTTGCGGCGCGTGACAGCATGTGGAATGGTGTGATGGAAGCGGAGCAAAAACAGGCAACACAGCTTGCAAGCTTGCAAACTTCGCAAAGAATGTCTATGCCATTACCATCTGGAACCACGCCAATGATTCCCGGTTCTCCGATGGCCGATCAGGAGCGATTCGATAAAGGTTATAGTCGTGACCAGTGGGCGATTCAGCAGCGGCTTGGCCCACAACTATCACGGATGCTGAGTCTTGGGGGCCGGCAAGATACAGGCCAACAATTCAAAAAGAACATCGCATTTAATCGAGGCGTAACTCCATCGGATCTTGCACGAAATAAGAACTTTCAAGGAATGCTGCAACAGCATCCCACGCAAGCGAATGAGGCTTTCCAAGCAGTCACCGGACAGGATTATCTCAAGTATACCGCAGGGCAAGCGGCTACGAGCGGGGCACGTGGCAAGGAAATGACTTCCTATTTTAACAAGGGCATGCAAGAAGGGCTGTTCAAATGGGACAAGGGTAAGATTCTACAGCGCGAACGTGTTGTCGATCCAAATACGGGCAAACTAGGACTCGGTGCCAACTACGGCCAACTCGATGATTATGGTCAAGGTCTTGTCGGCGAGTTTGGTATGGACTCTGTCATAAGCGAGGACATGCAAAGGTTGATGGCCGACGAGGCAGCCCGAAAAGCAAGGGATGGGGCTGCCGCCGGGACTCGTAGCAATGGAATTACTAGACGAGCGACGCCAAGAATCCAGCCTCTCGTTCCCGAGGTTCTCTCTACTGCTAAGTTTGCAGCCTTGCAAAAAACTAATCCCGAAGTAGCCAATACTCTCTGGCGTAACCTGATGCAAGACCGCCGTATTCCACCTGTTAGGGAGCGTTCTATTTGGGCCCAGCAAACAGATAATACTAATTTCCCTTTCTGACCTATGTTGACCGAAGAAGAGTTTCAGTATTTGACGGCAAAATATCGCACGCCGTTTCGGCTGCCTGTTGATGACACTCCTGTCCCTCTTGGGCTAGGGGCGCGTTTCAATCAACAGATGGCTAATGTGCCCTCCGCTGCATTGGAAGGCATGATGGGCATTGGCACAGGATTAGCTAACCTTGTCTCTCCTGAACAGCTTGAGCGCGTTCGTGTGCCTCGGCCTTATGACGTAGCCGCTGCACAGACACTTGGAGAGCATGCTACGGACTTGATTCCGAATTTGCTCGGCGTTGCTCCCCAATTTGTTTTGCCCACTGGTCTTATTGGAAGAGGCGCACAACTGCTTGGGGCATCTGCCCGTATGGCCAATATCATTGGGCAGACAAGTGGCGGCCTGCTCGGTGGTTTGGCGGAAAGCCCTACGGGTGCAATAGCCGAAGGCACAGTCGGTGCTTTTCAGGGATTGGCAGAGAGGCTGCCGCGTCCTGCGCGTGCGTTGTATGCATTAGGTGCAGGCGGCGTAGGAGCCATGCAAGCATTAGCCGCAGAGCAATCCACTACTGGCTCCCGCATGGGAGATGCACTTACGTTCGGTGCAGTAAATGCTTTGGCGACATTTGCTTCTCCGCAAATTGCAAAGAGCATGAGGATGCGCGATATTGGTGGCGGTCGGCCCATTGAAGGCCAGCCTGCGCCTACATTTACGTCCACGTTGCCGGGTGCCGAAGGTATTCAAGATGTTGCATTCCAGCAGATGAACCCGCAACAACAACGAGCGTATCTGGATGCTTTGATGGGGCGTAGCGGCCCCGCAGAGCAACCTTTCATGGATCAAGCGCGGTCTGGAACCTTCGGTCGTGAAACCTTGCAAGCAACTGGATTATCTCCAGCGGGAGTTGCGCCCCGCAAATTTTTGCCGGGCACACCAATGACCAGTCCCACTCGCGCACGTCGGATAGATACTGCAGGAGGCGACAAAGGCTTAATGATACTGCCGGATCAGCAAGCCAACCTTAGCGAGTTTCCGCAAAGCAATTTATCTCCACTAGCTCCTGACTATTATCCGCAGCCCACCCAAGCTATGGAAGGGCTAGATTTTAGCACAATGGGAACTGGAGCCGAATTCGCTTACGGCCGAGGAGTAGAACCATATGACGCTTTTGCAAGCCTGCAACAACCTCCAATCATCGGCAGCAATGAACTATTCCCCACCCGTAACAACGACTCCGCCGGCAATTTGTTCAATCCGCAAATGCGCATGTCCGAGAGCACGGCTGGATCGGCTGATATCTATGGTGGTGCTCCCGGACTTTTCGATGTCACACAAGGGATGGAACGCGCGCCAGCATTTGGCCCACAGACAATCTTCTCGCCCGGAGAAGCAGCTAGTCGCGCTGAGTTTGCGGCGAAGCAAGCCGCTAGTCGAACTGCTGCGGAATCCATCCCTCCACCTTCTTCTTCAGATAAGCCCCTCAAACTTCCTCATGAAAAGATTCCCAGCGGCTTGTCTAAACTGCTTGGCGATGACGTTGGCTGGACGGCACCCGGTGAGGATCTGAAATCAGGCGGAGAAGAAGCTCTCGCGTTAAAGCTCAAGACTCCCAAAGACATTGAGCGTGCACGAAAGGCAGCTGAAGAATACGAGAGCGCTGCGAAAAAATCAATTACTGCCGCAGGTGAAGAGGGAGATCTCGACGCTGCGGTTGAATACTCTGCACGGCAAAGCTATTTCTTAAAGGCTGCAGAGTTGGCCGAAAAGCGCATGGCGCCTCCAGCTAAAATTGCACCCTTGCAAGAAATCACTCCGGCTATCAGATCTGGAGACAAGACCATCAAAGGTAATCCCGGTGAGACGCATCAAGACATTCTTGACCGTTTGATGGTTGAAGACATTGAATCTTATGTTGAGGCGCTCGATACTTTCGGCGGCCCTAAGGATGCTAACCACTTTGTTGATGCAAAAGGAAATGCAATTTCTCGAGATCAGCTAGAGAAAGCCTACGGATTCCGAGACAGTCAACGACTGCGTGAGGCACAGGCTAAGGCTCCGCCTGTCGCAGTGTCGCCGAAAAAAAAAGGCCAGCTAAAGGCAGCCGCTCCAGCGGCAAGCGCACATCCTAGTTATATCTCGCCCGAGTTTTCTACGCACACCGGAGGATCGAGATGGGATGCTACACGATCTTCTGCTTCTATTGATGTGGCAGATGAAGTGAACAACGCAAGTCGACGTTTGCATGAAGCTAATAAAACTGAAAATCCGGTTAAAATTCAGCTTGCAACTTCTGCCTTAGATAGGTTGCTCCCTAAAGTCATCAAACAACTTATTCGGGATATTACGTCCGGTGATGCAGCACGAATTCGTGCGGGACAGTCACGTATTTTCCATAGTTTTTCTCCAGCCTCGATTTTGGAGAAGTTGGATAATATGGTGGATGGTAATTTTCCTTTGCTAGAAGGGAAGGTTAATCGCAAAAGTGCATTAGGGGAAGGGAAAACATACACGATTGATCCGAGTAAATCTGATCGTGTAAGTCGCCTTGAGAGGGTGCTCAAAAAGATGAAAGCCCAAGGGGAATTAGACACCGTGCTGGGAGTAGGACATAACAATAAAGGAGAAGTAGTTAATTACCGCTTGACGGAGGCGGAAGATATGGCGATTGATCGCTGGGCACGCGATGTAGGTTCTAAGTTTTACACAGACTACAAAGCATTTTACAAGATGCACGAGAACGTGCCCGTCAAGGTGGCTGATGTTGAGCCGCAACTTGCACCCTTGCAAAAACCTGCAACGCCTGCGGATATGGTGCGGGTGCGGGGGCGCTTCGGCATGGAGGACGCACGTATTGTCGGACGGGAAGGTGACACTTTGCATGTCGAGATTGAAGACCCGATCTTCGGCAAACGAACCGCCAGTGTGCTTGCTGGCGACACTCAACCAGTTGCAAGGCTGCAACCTGTGACTCCAACGGGTGGCACTGTGCCGTTCCAAGGCATTGAATCAGGCAGACTCCGTGGTAGCGAGGGTGGTCGGGGTGCTGCACAGGTGGGTGAGTCAGAAGCAGACCTGCTCGGCAGCATGGAGGAAGGTAGCGGCCCCGGAGCCAGTCGCAAGACTCTGCCCGGCAAGAATCGTGAAGTGCTGACGCTGCTTGACGGCTTGAAGCGATTGCCCACAGAGGCAGGCGCGATAATCGGAGAAATTATTCATCGCATGCAAACTGCCGCAGGCCAAAGCATCGACGTGAGTATGTCGCTTCGGATGCCGGGAGCTAAAGGTGCGATGTATGAGCAGTCTGGACGGATTGCGCTTAACCTTCAGTGGGTGAATGGCATTGTCAAAAATTGGGGTAAAATGTCGGCTGACACGCAGAGCCGTGCGCTTATGCGTGTGGCTGCTTTATTCGGACACGAAGTTTCCCATGTTGCACACAAGTTTGCAGAACGCAGCAATCTCCTGATCGACGGAGTGCCGATTACTCGCGCTATTGTGGAGCGCGTCGACGCAATGCCGCAAGTGCAACGCACCTACGTGGCAGAGCAGATTCTGAAAGGAAAGGGGGATTTAGCTCCGTCTAAAGGAGTCATTGCATATTTGTCTGGTGACATAGACCAAGTCTATGGCTGGTATAAGAATCGGCGTCCGGGCCTGACTCGCGAAGGTGCAAAAGAATTGGCTGCCGGTGAAGTCATGGCAGAAATTGGTGCGATGGAATTGATTAAGCGCACCAAGGTAGATGGCCTGCCTGACAAGTTTCGCGAAGCTGTCGACACGTTTAAGCAGGTGATGGTGCGCGTCATTGACTTCTTCCGCAGCAACAAGCAGGTGAAGGCAGTTGCAGCCTTGCAAGATTTGCAGTCCATCGCAGGCAAAATGTATGACCATCTGGCAACGGGAGATACGGCCATGCTGAGCAAGGCATTTCCTGCCAGCAATTCGTGGTCGCCTCCGCCAGTTCGCAATCCCTTCTCTTCAGGAACCCTGCCGACTTCTCCAACTAATGCTCCTCCCGTAGATGTAGTTAGCGGCTTATTGCGTGGGGAACTTGCGCGTCTTGGTGTGCGCGCTGTAGTGGGAGGAGTTGCAGGTGGCATCATCGGGCCGGCAGTTGAGCCTAACCAGATTAGCACGGCCGAGGGCATTCTGCTAGGTGGGGTGCTCGGCATGTTTGGGCCGGCTGTTGCCAAGCGACTACTTAGCGGTAGTCTAGCTGCAGAAGTCAAAGCTGCGGCAGTCGCAAGCAAAGGTAATCCCATTAAAACTCTGGCGCATATCTTGGGCGGAGGCAAGACTCTTCGCGAGCTTGGGGCTGAAGCACGTTTTGGGCTAACAGCAGAAGCCAGTGCTGCGGCCAAGGTTGTGCGTCTTCTCGAACGAGAGTTCAATCTTAATCTTGATGCCTTGATGAAAGGTTTGACGCAAGAAGCTCGTGGCGCAGGCACATTGGTTCTTGCAACCGTGCAAGACGCGCTCGACAAAGTGCGCTGGTATAAGCCAAGTCCCACCCTACTCGAAGCGGTGGATAATTACTTCCAAGGAAAGATTGATAAAGATCAGTTCAAAGCGATGCTGACTACGCCGGAGTTACAAACCTACGGCCAGTTTATCACTACTGCGCGCGAGGGCATGACTACTCTAACTGAGATGTTTGCATCGGGCATGAGCAAGAGCAAGTTTCGCGATCATCTAATCGACACTTCCGACAAATACCTTGGTCGTTTCTATTCTGCTTACTTGGAAGGTAAGTTCAACATGGATGCTTTTGACAGGGCTAAAGCAGACTTCATGGCAAAGTATCCTGACTACTCAGATCATACTGCGGATAGCATTATGCGCGAGCACATGCGCGAAGTGCAGGCTAACCAAAGTCTGTTTGGTGGGCGTCGTGGAAATTCCGGTCAAAAAATTGATACTTCTACTACGTATCGACGGCTTGCTACTGAAGAAGAAATCGAGGGGCAGTCAGTGTTGGTAGGCGGACTGGAACACAACCCTTATTCCTCTGAGTATATCAAGGAGAAACTCAAACTAGACTGGATGTTGGAGCACAAAATTACTGACAACTGGCGCGACTGGCTGGGCGAGTATAAGAATCCTGTTGAGCGGATGATGTATACTTTCCAAAAAGTTTATCCTTCGGCCATCAGTGCCAAGGTATTTGACATGCTTGACAACCGCGTTAATAGCAATGGTCTAAAGTTTGCCTATACTGCCACGGAACTAAACTCTTTGCGCGGAGTCTTAGAGCACGGCCAGAAGAATGTGACCGATCCAGCCGAACTTGCAAGGCTGCAAAACCAACTCAAAGAACTGGATGCTTACGGTGCTGTGCCTGAAGGCTCAGCTTACGGTAAGTTGCAAAACAAATGGGTGGATAGGTTCACGCGTGACGAAATCAACACGTATGCTACTCCCTTCAAATGGATGGAGCAGCCTGTTATCCGCAGCATTGCGGAATTTAACAACTTGATTAAAATTGGGCGCACGGCATTCAACCCGCTGACAGTGATTCGCAACTATTTGCAGATGCCCGTCTTTGGCCTTATGGCCAGAACAAATGCAGGGGATGTAACGCAGGCATGGCGTGAGATTCACCGAATTAAGGGGGCTGACTATCATTTGATGCTTGAGCGAGGTATCATCGGAGCAGATTTTGTTACAGCAGAATTGACCAATGGGCCGGGAACTATTTTCTCTGGTTTCATGGACTCTGACATTGCGATCAAAGCAGGTAAGATTGCGATTGATAAAATCCTACGTTTTTATCAGCAACCCGATACGCTAATTCGGGCGGGTGCTTTTATCTCTGCGCGTAAGCGCTTTGCTGCACGCGCCCTTGAAGAAGGGAAATTTGCAAGCCTGCAAGATGCCATGAGTGCCACCGATACCATCGACAAGGCGGCAGCTTTTACCGAACGCTATACGATGAACTACGGCACAGTGCCACGCATCATTAAGGTCGGGCGGCAGTTGCCCTTTATCAATCTATTTATCTCTTATACTGCAGAGATTACACGTATCCTTAAGAATCTGTCAGAGGATGCAATCTCTCCCGGCCCTAACTCTGCGGGACGCATGCACGCCATAACAG